ATCTGTTGTGGCTCCGGCCAGTCGTTCGACCGGCAAGAGACGAGTTGAGCTAACGCCGTCACAAGCTGCGTTGGTCAAAAAATTTAATCTCGATCCGCAAAAGTATGCTCAGGAAGTTTTGAAACTGGAGGCCCAAAATGGTTGAATCCCAAGATCGTACCGCCCGTGACTTGAAGTCACGCGAAAAATCCGCTCGTGCTGTATACGTACCGCCGAGCAATTTGCCTGATCCAACGCCTGAGCCGGGGTGGGTTTACCATTGGGTTGGTACTCATATCCTCGGGCAAGCGAATCCCACCAATGTGTCGCAGAAAATGCGCGAAGGGTGGGAGCCGGTGAAAGCAACAGACCATCCAGAACTGATGCTCATGGGTAATGAGAAAACTGGCAACGTGGAAATTGGCGGCTTGATGCTTTGCAAAATGCCGACCGAGCGTTTCCGCGCCCGCCAGGAGTACTACAACCGACAAGCTCAGGGACAGATGGACTCAGTGGATAACCACTTTTTGCGTAACAATGACCCGCGTATGCCGCTGTTCTCGGAGAAGAAATCCTCCACGACACGCGGTGCCGGGTTTGGTTCTGGTTCCAAGTAACAAGGAGTTTTTATGTCTGCTGTACAAGCACCTTACGGCCTGCGGGCCGTCAATGAGCTGGGGGGTCTGCCGTACGCCGGTAGCACCCGTCAGTTCAAAATCGACTCAGCGTCGGCCAACATCTACAACGGCTCGGTTGTGGCTGTCGGCACTAACGGCTTGCTGACTTTGGTCACCACTGTTGGCTCTGATGCCAGCCCGTTCCCTGCTGGTGTTGTCGGCGTTTTCGTCGGCTGCACTTATGTGAACGCACAAGGTCAGGTGATCTACGCTCAGTACTTCCCCACCGGCACCACCAATGCAGTTGCGTACGTCGTCGATGACGACCGCGCTGTGTTCCAAGTGCAAGCCAACGGTTCGCTGGCTCAGACCGCTCTGGGTGCCAACGTCGTGTTCTCCGCCGCTCAAACCGGCTCGACCTCGACTGGTAACTCGACGACTGCCATCAGCACCACTCTGGCTCCCACGGCAACCATCGCCTTCAAGGTTGTTGGGTTCGTCGAGAGCACCACCTCTACTGTGGGCGATCAGTTCACTGACGTATTGGTGAAGTTCAACATGGGCTCACATGCCTACAACACCGGCCTTGGCGTCGCGTAATAAGGAGTATTGAAAAATGGCTATTTCACGCGCACAACTGCTCAAGGAACTGCTCCCTGGTCTGAACGCTCTGTTCGGTATGGAGTACGCTCGCTACGGCGAAGAGCACAAGGAAATCTACGAGACCGAGAAATCGGAGCGTAGCTTTGAAGAAGAGACCAAGCTGGCTGGCTTTGCTGCTGCGCCTGTCAAGAACGAGGGCTCTGCCATCGCTTACGACAATGCACAGGAAGCGTTCACCGCCCGCTACACCCACGAGACCATTGCTCTGGGCTTCTCGATCACCGAAGAGGCGGTTGAGGACAACCTGTACGACAGCCTGTCTGCTCGTTACACCAAAGCTCTGGCCCGTGCTATGGCCTACACCAAGCAGGTTAAAGCCGCTGCCGTCATCAACAACGGCTTCAATGGCTCCTACCTCGGCGGTGACGGCGTCACCTTGTTCGGCAACAACAGCTCCAGCACCCGTGTTGGCCATCCGCTCGTGGGCGGTGGTGTCAACTACAACAGCCCGGCTACTGGTGTTGACCTGAACGAGACCGCTCTGGAAAACGCTGTGATTCAGATCGCTGCGTGGACCGATGAGCGTGGCCTGCTGATCGCAGCCAAGCCCCGTAAGATGGTTATCCCTCCGGCCCTGATGTTCGTTGCCAAGCGTCTGCTTGACACCGAGCTGCGGGTGTCCACTGCTGACAACGACATCAACGCGTTGAAGCAAATGGGTGCTATCCCCGAAGGCTACACCGTCAACCACTTCTTGACCGATCCGAACGGCTGGTATTTGACCACCGACGTTCCCAACGGCATGAAGCATTTCGAGCGTATGCCTCTGGCTAACTCGATGGACGGTGACTTCGACACCGGCAACGTGCGCTACAAGGCCCGCGAGCGTTATTCGTTCGGCTGGTCTGATCCCCTGGGCATGTGGGGTTCGCAAGGCTCTTAATTGAGCGTGAAAAGGGGGCCTTGTGCCCCCTTTTCTTTTGGTGTATATTGCTTTCATTCCGGGGTCCCCGGCGTTTCTGACAGTCCCGGCTGACGACAAGCAGACAGAACGCCCACAATACTCGCTTGTGAGGAAATCATGGCAAATACCACCTTTAGCGGCCCGGTCATTTCTCAAAACGGCTTCGTCTTTCCAACCGCCACCGCTGCAAATCTGGGCAGCGCAGCCAACGCAATCAACACTACCAACAAAACAGTTGGTAAAACCGTGCAAGATATTGCCACTGGCATCATCTATGTGGCCACTGGTACGTCTGCTACGTCTGCCTGGAAGGGTTCCGACGCTTCCACGGTCACTCCTTCCTAATAGGAGCGCATCATGACGATGCAGTACGACGTAAAAGCCGCGTATACCGAAACGGACGCGGCAATGGTCGCGTATCCGGCACGGATCAAAGGCGCGTATGTGTCTGTGACCTCTGGTGGATCAAACCCCATCATCTTCTACGACAACGCATCCGCCGCTTCTGGCGCGGTTCTGCTTAAGCTTGGCGTGACGGCTACTGGGTGCCATACAGTGGTTATTCCCGGCGAAGGCATTCGTGCACTTAACGGCATTTTTTGCGACACCGGCAGTGCTGCTGCGGTGACTTTGTACTATGGCTAAATCCCCAGCATGGCAACGCAAGGAAGGCAAGAATCCCAGCGGTGGCCTGAACGCCAAGGGACGGGCCTCTGCCAAAAAACAAGGCATGAACCTCAAGCCACCTCAGCCCGAGGGCGGCAGCAGGCGAGACTCTTTTTGCGCCCGGATGTCTGGGATGAAGAAGAAGCTCACCAGCGAGAAGACAGCCAAAGACCCGAACAGCCGTATCAACAAAAGCCTTCGGGCTTGGAATTGCTGAGATGACGGACATGGAACTGACTGAGCGCGAAAAGCTGATTGCCAAGGAAGCGGCAAAGCTGGCTCTTGAAGAACTCTCTGGGGAGTTTTACAAGAAGGTTGGCAAAACGCTTGTGGACAAGGTGCTGATCTGGATCGGCTTGCTGGTCGTGGGCTTTGTGTTTGGCAAAGGCTGGATAGTTAAGGTCTGATATGCCGAGCAGCAGCCGTAAACAGCACAACCTGATGGCGATGGTCGCCAACGACCCGGCTGCGGCAAAGCGGCTGGGTATTCCACGTTCTGTGGGTCGGGACTTTGTGCAGGCAGATAGGGGTCGTAAATTTGGTTCGGGTGGTTCTCGCCCAGAGCAACAAGCCCTTAACAGCTCCAAGACCAACCAAGGCGGTCAGGAGCTTTTTTCAAAAGGAGGCCATATGGCCGAGTCCCGCGCAATGGTTAAGAAAGAGATCGGCTTCATGAAAAAAGCCGGTGCCCCCAAGTCGATGGTTAAACACGAGGAGTCTGAAATGAAAGGCATGAAAAAAATGGCCAATGGTGGCATCACCAAGGCCAAGATGGGTGCTGTGCGCACTGCTGCCCCCAGCCGTGACGGTCTGGCCGCCAAAGGCAAGACCAAGGGCACGATGGTCAAGATGTCCGGCAGCAAGCCTCTGGGCATGAAGCGCGGCGGAAAGACCTGCTGAAATGCCCAAAATATCCGACCTGATGGCTTCTGGCGTGGGCGGTATCCTGCCCATGATGATGGCCCGGGACTACAAGAAGCAACAAGCCCTGGATGCTGCTGCGGAGGCTGAGGCCGCCAAAGCTGCCCAGGCCGCTTCTGTGGGCAATGTCGGCGCTGTGGCCAAGCCCATGAAAAAGGGGGGCGCAGCCCGGGGCTGGGGCAAAGCTCGCGGTGCCCGAAAGGCGCAGGTGTACTGATGCGCCCGAGCCGTGGGATGGGGGACATCAACCCCTCCAAGATGCCCGGTGGCGTGCGTAAAGCACGCCGCGACGACACTGACTTCACGCAGTACGCCGAGGGTGGCAAGGTCAACGAGGCAGGCAACTACACAAAGCCCGGTCTTCGCAAGAAGATCGTTTCACAGGTGAAAGCTGCGGCTACCCACGGTACTGGTGCAGGGCAGTGGAGCGCGAGAAAAGCACAGCTTGTTGCCAAAAAGTACAAAGCCGCTGGCGGCGGGTACAGAGACTGAGATGAAAGCCCCGCAGCAATCGCTCAAGGACTGGGGTGACCAGAAGTGGCGCACCAAGTCCGGCAAACCGTCTTCCAAGACGGGTGAGCGGTATCTGCCTGAAAATGCCATCAAGGCGCTGTCACCTGCTGAGTATGCTGCCACAACCCGTGCCAAGCGGGCAGGCAAGAAAGCCGGGAAACAGTTCGTGAAACAGCCGCCCAAGGTGGCGGCCAAGACAGCAAGGTACAGATAATGGCAGGCGGCGGACCAGTAGGACAAGTAGCGGCTAACCCGTTTGGGCCCCAGCAGCAACCGTCAACCCCGATGGGTGGCGGAGCGTCGCCGTTGAACACGGGCGGCGGTATGATGGCCGAACCCCAAGTGATTGACCCATCAAGGTTCACCAACTACGGGCAAGGCAACGGCGGTGGGTTTGGCGGGCAGAACCAAACCGCTGGCACTATGGGCACGACCCCTTTCAGTTCGGTCAACAGCACAACCCAACAAGACATGATGGGCGGTGGTGGCCGTGGCGGTTCTGGCGGGTCGTTTGGGGATTTTTTGCAGCGTTCGCTTGGCGGCGGGTTTGGTGGGCAGCAACAGCAGTATGATCCGACGGCGGCAGCATCGGACATGATGTACCGGCCCCAAGTGGAGCAGCCAATCTCGGGGGGCTTTGCTGTGTTTGATGGGCAGCAAGGACCGATGTCTTTTGATCAGTTTCGCAATCAACCGCGATTCCCTGAAGACCCCATGCCCACGCAAGCAGACTACCAAAGGTACACGCAAAACTACCAACCCGGTCGTTCCGGGATGCAGGTTGCTCAAAACCCCTTTCAGCCCCAGCAGCCAGCTAGCTTCGACCCAAGAGCCATCGCAGGTAATCCGCAGGGCTTTCAGCAGTATATGCAGCTAATGCAGCAGCGTGAGCAGCAAAGGCCCGGATCGACTATGTTGGCGCAACAGCAGCCGCAGTTCAATCCGTACCAGCAACAGCGCCAGCAGTTCAACCCGTATCAACGTCAGAACCCGTATCAGCAACAGCGCCAGCAGTTCAACCCGTACCAGCAACAGCGCCAGCAGTATCGACAGCCAATGGGGCTGCAGAGTTTGATGGGCAGGTTGGGCGGCAGAGGTATGCCGCAAGCCCAACCGCGCATGTCGATGGATATGCCTGAGACTTTTGGCCGTGAGCGGCGCTACGATATGCCCGCCCGAGATTACAGCCGGATCGGGTCTGCCGGTGTTGCCGCTCCGCCTGAGATGGTGGCCGCTCCGGCGGTTATGGGTCCGGCGAACGACTATTGGGCCAATTCGTGGTAAGGTTTAACAATGGCAAACACATCCGGCGCAGCAGGCTTTAACCTTGATCTGACTGAGATCGTCGAGGAGGCGTTTGAGCGTGTGGGCTCGGAGATGCGCACGGGCTACGACCTGCGCACGGCCCGCCGTTCCATGAACCTGATGTTTGCCGACTGGGCCAACCGGGGCGTCAACATGTGGACGTTTGAGCAGGGCACCATCCCGCTCATCCAGGGGCTGAACACCTACACGCTGCCCAACGACACGGTGGACCTGCTCGATCATGTGATCCGAACCCAGCCCAACCAGCAGTCCAATCAGGCTGACCTGACCATCACGCGAATCAGTGTTTCTACCTACGCCACGATCCCCAACAAGCTGACGCAAGCCCGGCCAATTCAGCTCTGGGTGCAGCGGCTGGACGGCCAGATTTCGCCTACGGGCTTCACCTACCAGAGCGCGGACACCGGAGCGCAGACCCTGACGCTCTCGTCCACAGCCAACCTACCCACGGTGGGCTACCTGAACATCGGTACCGAGACGATCTACTACGGCTGGATCAACAGCAGCACGCAGCTTGGCGGCGTCTTCCGGGCCCAGAACGG